CCTGTGTTGTACCATTGTAAGATTTCGCACTTATAAAATCTATTTCACAATTTCCTACTTGTCTCACTAAATCAGTGAAAAACATAAAGGCCCCGTTTAATACACAAATAAAAACAGGGGGTTGTTCATGTTGTCTTTTTTTGATATTATAGGCAATTTCACCTACTTTATTTTTAATTTCTCTTTCTGTAAATAAAGTTATCATTTTACTATTTTTTTTACAACCTCTTTAATTTCATCAATTCCATCAAAATAATGTTTACCATTTTGGTCTTCAATAACTAAAGTTGGTACCCATTCAATTTTATAGGATTCTGTAAGTATTTCATCTTCATGAGTATTAACCATTTTAACACCTGATACTTGACTAAAAGTAGTCATTAAAGGTTTTAACTCAGCACACTTACCACATTCATTAGTATAAAAATATGTTATTGTCATTATTATAAATATTAAAACTAAACAGCTCTCTTAGTATCATATGCTATAATATGATCTCTACCAGTCCAATTGTAACCCATTTCAAATGCTTTTTCTAATGAAATAGGATATTGTTTAATTAATTCTTCTCTATTATCACCAGCAGGCATTAACCATGTTTTGTTTTTAGGAATATTATGTTTTACTCTAAACTCTTCAATTTCTTGAATGTTTTCTTCTGTTCCATCATAAACTGGTTTGTAATGATAATCTGAATGGTAAGCTAAGGTTTTACTAATGGCATCATGATTTAATCTAAGCTTGTTATGCTGGTCAATCATTTTTTGATCCACGAGCTTACCCATTGGAGTGGTAACGTCAAGGTGAGGAACAGAATTACTAAACTTTGGAGATAAAGATACCAACCCAAATGGATAATCGGTTTCAATAAAATGACTACCTTCTGTTTCAATAGTTATACATATACCACGCTCATGAGCAAAATGAGTTAATTCATTACATAAATCAGGTTGCATTGTAGGTGAACCACCTGTTAACATCATTTCTGTAATTTCAGGATTTTCATCATAAATCTTAATAATGTCATTAAAGGTGTAAATTCCTTTTTCTGGGTGGATACTTGTGTACCAAGAATCACACCAACCACCTTCACCAAACCAACATCTGTGAGTACATCCTGTTGTTCTAATAGCTACTGTTGGTCTGCCTTGTCTTGAACCTTCACTTTGAATACAAGTATAAACTTCAAGTACAGGTAATTTTTTATTATAGTCTAAAATACGACCTGGTTTTTTATTTTCTATTGTCATAATTATCCTTTATAGAATGCTGTATTTTTTTCATGTTCCCTAAACTCAACCTGAATTACTTTAACTCTACCTTCTGTTTCTGCTTGAACAAAATCATTAATTTTATTATAAAAATACTCAGCAAAACGTTCTGCTCCAGTAGCAGGAATAATACGAAGTTGGATAACACTATCTGCTTCCATTTGTTTAAATACTGGTAGATATGGATCATCTTCAGCTACAATTGTAGTATGGTCAAGCATATAATCCATCCATACTTTAGGATTCATACCATCAATAGTACCTTTAGCTCTTTTCATTCCTCCAAAATCCCAAACCCAATTTCTTTCATCAAGTTCACCTTCAAACCATACTTTTAAACTTACTCCATACCCATGAAGAAATTTACAATGAGTATTTTCAGCTTTCCATTGACGAAACACACAACTGTATCCATCAAATATTTTAGTTGATCTAAAACTACCCATTGATAAATTGCATTACATCTTGATAACTTTTCACACCTGTAAATCTACGAATTTCTTGATCATTTTCTACAAGAATCACAGTTGGAACTGATCTAACATTTGCTCTAGAAGCTAAATCTGCTTCATAATCTGTATTTACCTTAATAACAGGTATAACTGTTCCTACTTGATCCATAACTGAACCTAATATTTGACATGGCTGACACCAGGGGGCTGAAAAGTACATAATTTTTTTCATATATTATTAATATAATTTTTATTTTTTAAATTTCCAAATATAACCATAAGCTTGTTTTTGTCTTCCTCGGCAACAGGCTCCAACTCCATCTCCAGTTTTACCTAAAAATTTAGTAGCTTCTGTTTGAGATTCCCATTCTTTAATAAATTTACCATCTAAACTATATTGTAATACAGGAATAGTTTGCCAAGTGTTTTTTCTATTTTTTAAAAAACCTCGAGTTTGTTTAATTTTTTGTTTATGTTCTTCTGTAAAAGGTTTTCCTTTTAAGGCTTTACTAATTTTTGATGGAGTTTCAGAAGTCATATAACTTTTTCTTCCTTTTAATTTTTTACTTATTTCCGGTCTTTTTCTATTTTTTAATGAACTTGGTTTTCCTTTTCTAGTTTTACTCATTTTTTCTCTAGTTTCTTTAGAATGAGTAATAGGTCCACCTCCACCTTCATTTTTATTTAAAACATTGAATCCCCAAGCTTTAAACTGATTGATCCAATATGTTTCTAAGGGTTTCCAATCTTTTCTATTTGATGAATTAATTTCATCTATTTCAGTGTATTCTATTTGAGAACCAAATTTCCGTTTATGATCTTTTTTTCTGTTATTTTTAGTTTCTCCTATATAAACTGTATTAGGATCATTATAACAATTAGTGACCAAATAAATTTTAGTGTGTTCCATGATTATAAATATTACAAAATCAAGGAACACACCAATTTTATACTAATTCTTCTACAATTCCTATAAGTTCACTAATAATTAAAATAATTGCTCCAAGGCTAAGGCTCCAGAATAGAGCAACATAACCGGAGATTCTAACAGCTGATTTTAAAAAACTGATTGATTGATGTAATTTTGGGTCTGGTTGATTCATATAATTTCTTCTTCTTTAATTAATTCTGATCCAAGATTTTCTTGAACTAATTTAGTTGTATTTTCAATATGTAGAGGTTTAGCTTCATTCCAGTTATAAGACCATTGTAATTGTCCTCGTAACATACCTACATAAACCTCACCATGTCTATTTAATACAACATACATTTGTTGTGGAGGTGTTGATTTTCTATAATGTCTTCGAATGCTCATCTAATACTGAAGATACGTATTCTTTTACATAATCCCAAGCTACTGGTCCAAATTCATCAGCATAACTTACAGGATCTTTTCTACCTAATTTTAAAAATGCTTCTACACGTTCAACAGATGATGCTGATTTATAATCTGAAAACCATTCAATTGATTTTAAAGTTTCACCTTGTTCGTTTTCATAAAAAACTTCTAATTGGAGTGGTTTATAAGATGTATTTGTACGTCTATAAACTTCATCAAAATCAATTCCTAATTGTTCACAACATACTTCTCCATCCTTTAAAATATCAAATTTATCACCTAACAAATATGGAGTATAATAAGCTACTTTTTCAGCACCCCAATTACCTGCTTTGAAAGCTTCATAGTCAATGTCTCTAAACTCTTGTCTACAGTCAGGATAGATACTATGATCACCAGCATGAATACCCATAGCAATCTCAACATTACAATCTTTAGATTCAGCAATTGATAAAGCTACTGCTTGAATAATTGAACTAAAAATCTTATTACGATTAGGAACAACTGTTGCTTTCATATTTTCTTCAGCATAGTGTCCTTCAGGAACCTCAGCTCCACCTGTTACAAGTGCTGAATTTAATAGTTGACTTAATCCATCAAGCTTAATCAATTGGTATTTTATTAGTTCATAATTTCTAGGACGATCAGACATATAAGTTTGACCATTGATATAATTAACTAATTCCTGAGCACGCTCTAATTCAACCGAGTGTTTTTGACCATAGTCAAAAGATAATGCTGTTACTTCATAACCATTTGCAAGTAAATGAAGCAATAAAGTGGAAGAATCTAAACCTCCACTTAACGATAATACTGCTTGCTTTCTCATTTTAGTGTTTCTATATTATAATTTTGTTTTGTTAGCTAATCTACGTAACATTTTTAAATTTTCCAAACTTAGACGATATCTGTTTTCCCAGATTTCATCTAATACTTTTTTAATCTCTGCCTCCCAAGCAGGATTAATATCTTTCATTGGTTTAGAGGGAGAGTTCTTGGTGTTCATTATTTGTTTTATTAAAATATTCATCCAACCATGTTTTAGGATACATTAAAATATTTCCTTTATATTTAGGAGTGGTGACTTGTTTAGATTCAATATGAATCTTTTC